ATGGCAACCCCTACCTTTGATTGGGACGACGTTGGCGAAGCCCCGCCAGACCAGATCCCCGCAGAGTTCCCCGAGTTCGATCAGGACGGGATCAAGACCCCCGGTGTAGTTGCCCTTGCCGACCTGCCAGACGGAGCATCCGCGACCGACGCTCAGGGGAGGCGCTACCGCAAGCTCGGCGCTGGCTCAGTGCAGGGCAGCGCGGTGATCGAAGGCCCAGACGGTGACCTGTGGCAGCAGGACAGCGGCACAATGTTGATCCGAGCCTTCGGTGGGCCAGCGGTGCTCACGCGAATGGCATCAGTCGACAGCATGGCAACCCCGAGCATGATGAACTACCGCATGGAAACCCTTTACGGCCCGTCAAAGAGCAAGAAGCGGCTGCTCGCAAAACGGGAAGCAGCGCGGGCTAAGCAGGCCCAAGAGCGGGGCAGCAGGGCTGGCGAGCCAGAGATGGATGAAGGCGACATTCAGGACATGCTCGACTACCAATACAGGCTGAGCATGATGACCCCGACCAACCCGCCGATCCCCGAGCTAGCCGCTGAAGGCTCGCCGGTAAGGTCCGGGGCTGGCCGCATCCGCAACGTCGGGGCGATGAACAACGAGAAGCTGCTTCGGACGCTCAAGCAGCAGCAGCAGTGGAACACCGAATCTCAGTTTGAGCGCATGGGTCTGGGTGACCCCGACGGGACAAGGGCGCTCGAAAGCGAAATCACCTACAGGCTCGCGCTCGATCCCAGTGACCCGAAGGCTCTCTCCCCAGCCGACCTAGTCGCGGAAATGGCGATGGCAACTCCGACCCGCCAAGCCGGGGACAGGGTTGACGTAAGTGACATCACCGGAACACCCGGCGACTCCGCCACGCTGATCGCTGAAGTCTCCGGCGTCGACCCCGTGCGGGGACCGCTGGACAACGCATGGCAGGTGCAGAATGACCGCACCGGACAGATCTACACGCTGGGCTTCGGAACCGTAGCTAGGCTCGACACTGTCGAGGAAGCCCGCGAGATGGCAACCCCCGGCAGAATCCAGAACTTCGTCGAGTCCGGCGATCTGCTGCGGCAGGTCGAAGAGCCGGACGCCGACATCGCTGACAGCATCGAAGTCATCGACGGGCCACGCGAGCTGGGCGACGGACTCTCCACCAGTGTGCTGGCTGTCGACGACCAGCGGTTCTCAGTCCAGACCCCGACTGCAATCCACGATCAGGTTCTGTCAAGGCTGGACGGCGAAATGGCCGGAGACTTCGACCCCGAGGGTGTCGAGTTCACCGAGCTGGCACCGCGTCCCGCCGACACGATGGAGCTGCCGCTGGGAAGCAAGCTCGCCAACGTGCCGACGACCAAGTCCTACGTCACGGGCCGCGAGATCGTCACCCCGCTGACCGCAGACGACCTGACTCGGGTCGAAGACGGCGTGCTCGACGGCAAGGTCGTCAACATGCCCGTTGGCCCCTACATGAACTCGCCGACGGCCAAGATGGAGAGCACTTGGCGGCAGCAGGTGCTGCAGGGCAGGAACGTCGAGCTGCCCGGTGGGACCAAGGTTCTGAATCAGGACGGCACGGTCAGGGTCAGCCATCAGGGTCTGGTCGGAGCGATCCACGCCGACGGACTCGCACCCGAGGACAGGGCGCGGGTCGCGGTGCAGGCCGCAAACGCGCTGGACGCGTTCGACCGGGGCGAGTTCGATGATGGAGCACCGGCTCGACCGGGCATCGGCGAGTCCGCGAGCCGCCGGATCTTCGAGGCCGCGCTGGACGGCGAGCCTGACGAGCTGGCAGAGATCTCGGGACTCAGCCCGGATAACTTCGTCACCGGCCCAGACTGGATGGCGACTCCGACCACGCCGAACCCGACGCCGCTGCCGGGGAACTACACCGACAACAACGAGGCGATCGAGTTCCAGCACCTGCCGATGGGGAGCTACTTCGCCGACGCCGGGGGCTACACCTACGTCCTGCACAAGCCCGCCGGATCTGACGGCAAGTGGTATATCGCCAAGCCGGTCGACCCCGAGGGCAACATCATCACCGACGACCCGCACCCCGACGCCGGGAGCAAGAAGGCGCACGGTCCGACCCGCCGGATCTTCCACTTCCGCCAGCCCCCGCGCTCACTGGGCGGAATGCATCAGGACTACGTCGAGGACCATGACGTAACCGGCTCGAGTCAGGTGCCCGACGCGACCGACGCTGTGACCCAGCCCGACGCCCCGGAGACTGTAGTCACCGGCAAGTATGGCATCGAGGCATACGAGGCTGGCTCGCCGGTCCGCTCGCCGAAGGGCAACGTCCGCAACCTGAAGGCCATGTCCAACGCCAAGTTCCTAGGCGTCTATGACGACATGCAGGCTTACGCCACCATCGACCCCGAGGGCTTTGAGAAGGTCAACGCCGAGTATGGTCGCCGGACGTCGCTGCCGCTGGACGACCCGAAGACTCTGGCCCAGCCGGAGACACCCACACCCGAGCCGACGCCCGAGCCGCCCGCTGCTACGGCTCCGAGTATCCCGCCGTTCGAGTCGCCGGGCTTGGTCCCAATTGGGCCAGCCACCATCAACCCGAAGATGTCCCCGGCCCGGTCGCCGAAGGGGAACGTGCGCAACATCAAGGCGATGAACAACGACAAGCTCAAGGGGCTGATCACGCAGATGATCAGCAACGCCGGAGACGGTAACGCTTGGGCCATCGTCGACAGTGAGTCGTGGGACAAAATCACAGAGGTGGCAGAGGACCGGGGCATCGCACTTCCGGGCAAGCTGACCACTGCCGAAGAGGATAAAGCAAACTCCGTCGATGCGCCAGACATGCCGAGCGGCGGGGCAGACCTGCCCGAGTCCGAGCGGGGCATCTACAACGCGATCAAGAGCGCGGTCGACGGCGATCCGACACCTGCGCCCAGCGCGGTAGACACCACCCCGGAGGAGCCGCCCGCAGAAACGCCGCAGCCGGACTCGCCAGAGGTCACCGAACCCGACGCCCCCCAGCAGCCGTCGAAACTTGGTGAAGTGGGCGAGATACTGGGCATGACGGGAGACGACGTCAACGGCGGCATCATGAAGCTACGGGAGCGCGGAGTCGATATTGACGTCGACGCCGAGAGCGCCGAGACAATCGCCGCTGTCCTGAAGGCAACCGGCATCAGCAGCGCATCGATGGCAACGCCGACGATGGCTCCCGCCTACGGCGACCAGCTCGGAAGCGCCAGCGATATCCTTACACCGGACGAGATCCAGAGCATCGTCGATGGAGCACCGGGTGTCTCGATCGCAAGCTCCATCGCCGACGGCAACATTCCGAGCGTGCCTAGGCTCGAGCGCCTGAAGCTTCTCCTGCCGGAAGACGGAACAGCCGCAACCGCCGTCGACAAGCTGATCGGCCGGGGATCACCGAGCATGGCGACCCCCACGCTCGGGGGATCGGACTACGGCGTCGGGGAGCTGAGCAGGGCAGAGCTGCTGAGCGAGCTGGGCTTGCCAGCCGACAGTGACCTGAGTATCGACGAGCTAAGGAAGCGCCTCCGAGACAGGCGCGAAATGGTGGACATGATCGGAACCCCAGAGCCGCCGGACGAAGAGGCGCTGGCCGCTGGTGAGCCTTATCCGAGGACCAGATACGAGTGACCCGGTCGGTTGAGATGAGAATCGGGATGTTCCTACTCCTGATCATGGCTACCGTTGCGATCGCCTTCGTGCCCAGCACGGTGGACATGGTCGCCTCCATCGTCGGCCTGCTTGCTGGCCTTGCACTTGGCATCCTCTCGGGCGGAAGGTCGGCATGAATGGCAAGCCGACGACCGCCGCAGAATAAACGCTCCCCGGAGCGCAGGTCAAACATTGCCCCACGCCAGCTCGGGGCCGTGGCATCCTTCATCGCCGTGTTCGTGGCGATCGTCTGGGGCGTCAACGTGACTATCGATGCCGTGAGCGAAAGCTATCAAGTGAGTCCAAGCATTCATTTCGCACTCACCTTGGTGGAGGGGCTGATCCTAGGGCGCGGGTTCATTGTTACGCGACAGGGGAGTGACGGCTAGAACCAGCCCCAGACGCTACCCGGTGCGACAATGGAACCGGAGCCTGCTGTCGGAGAACGGACCATGAGCTATCCCGCTGAATACAAAATCGAAGCGCGACAGGGAGCCACCTTCAGACGGACCCTGACTTGGTATCTGCAAAAGCAGCTCGTCAACCTGACCGGATACACCGCCAGAATGCAGGTCCGCTCGAGCGCCGCCAGCTCCACCGCCCTGCTCAGCGCGACAACTGAAAACTCCTACATCACCCTTGGGGGGGCGGCGGGGACCATTACCCTGAACATCCCTGCAAACATCATGGCTGGGATTCCAGCTGGACGCTACGTCTACGACCTCGAGCTGGTGACCGGGAGCGAAGTGACATCGCTGCTGGCAGGTAGGTTCATAGTCACCGCCGAGGTCACCCGTTGAGCGATCCAGAAATTATCATCGAAGAAATAGATGCCGTGATCGAGGTGGTCGACCCCGCTCTCGGCGAAGAGGTGCAGGCCACAATCGAAGTCGTGTATCAGGACATCCTGATCGAAGACTCTCGGAGCGGTCCACAGGGGCCACAGGGTGTGGCGGGACCATCCGGACCGGGTGCCACGACCTACACCCACCAGCAGACCTCGCCGAGCGCAATATGGGTTATAACCCATAACCTCGGCAGACACCCGGCGGTCGACATCGTGGACAGCTCGGGCAACGTGGTCATAGGCGAGATCCGCTACAACTCAGACAATCAGATTACGGTCACCTTCGTAGCCGCATTCTCCGGCAAGGCATACCTGAACTAGACTTGCATCCGGTCCATGCTGTAGCCTAGGCCGCTCACTACCCGGCCAAAGGAGGCTGAAACTAGATGCAGGACATCAACACCGTAGCTCTCACAGGCAACCTGACCCGTGACCCCGAGCTGAAGCAGACCCCCGGCGGATCCATCTGTCGGATCAGGGTCGCCAATAACGGACGGAAGAAGGACGGCGACCAGTGGGTCGACGCTCCCAACTTCTTCGACGTGGTCGTCTGGGGTGCACAGGGCGAGAACGTCGCCCAGTATCTGAGCAAGGGTCGCAAGGTCGCCATCACCGGCAAGCTCAGGTGGCGCGAGTGGGAAAGCGACAACGGCAAGCGGCAGGCCGTCGAGATCCACGCCGACAACGTCGCGTTCATCGGTGGGCGGGAAGAGGGCGGAAGCGCCCCGGCCCCGGCCTCGAGTGGGACCGGCGTCGGAGACTTCGCCAGCACGGGCGCTCCGGCCAGCGACGACATACCCTTCTAAGGCTCACGACCAAGAACGACAAAGGCCCGGATAACCTCCGGGCCTCTGTCGTTAGGTCGGCCGTTGCTCAGACGGCGGCGAGACTGGCCTCGAGCATCGACTCCACCTCGGCGTTGGCATCGACCGGGGCTGCTGCCACCGGAGCCTCGATGCCCTCGCCTGCGAGAGCGGCCTCGACCAGCTCCTGACGGCGAGCGATGGTCTCGTCGACCGGGGTATCGAAGTCCCCGTGATCGCCTTCGGCCAGAGCGTCGACAACCGACCGGGCCTTCCCGACCATCTCCTTGGTCACCTCGGCGGAGAGATGCGACAGCACCTGCTCGTCGGGCTGGCGGAGAGCCTGCGCGTAGGTCAGGGTGACCAGCACGAGGCACTGCGTCTTCGGATCGGCGTAGATCACGCCGAGCTTCTGCCGCGTCCGCGACACGAAGCTGACCTGCAGGGCGCGCGGCCCTTCCTTCTTGGTGCGACCCTGCAGAGCCTCGTAGAGCAGGCGGTAGTGCTTGGCCGAACCGTTCTTGGCGGGAACCTGCAGGAAGTAGCAGGCGGTCACCCGCTCGAACGGAACCTCGTCCAGCTCGACCGTGCGGTCCACGACGATCTCCTTCGACGACAGCTGCTCGTCGATGGCCTTGATCTGCTCGTCCGCGATCTGCTGGAACGAGTCACCCGTCCGGATGCCCCGGATCAGGTCGCCGGTCTCAAGGATCTCGCCGGTCACCGAGTCACGGTAGACCTGCTGGACCTGAGCACCGGAGGGGGCGGCCCGGTCGAAGCGGACCTCCTTGTTGTCGACTGCCTTGCAGATCTGGACGGGGAAGGCGAAAAGCGGCTTGGCCTCGCCGGTGGCGTCGTCAGTGGTCTGCGTGACAATCAGGTTGGAATGGATGCCTCTCATGCGATACCTCCTTGGTCGGATTCAATGTGGAAGCAGAATAGCATAGATCCCAGAGAAATGTTGGCATCCAACGAAATACTTCCATTACCACTGACCCTGTGCTACAATCCGTAGCGCACCACAACCGACCAAGGAGAACACATGCCAACACTCACAAGCACCGCCGCACCCACCAGCCCAGACAAGCTGGCCCAGAACGCCGAAGCCCCCAAGAAGGGTATGACGCCGAGCAGCTACGACACCGAGCGATACATCGCCGAGCCGAAGCTCGACGGCTGGCGGCTCCTGATCCACGTCGCCGACGACGGCGTCCACCTCTACACCCGCACCGGCAAGTCGCACGACGGCTCCCTGCCGATGATCGAAGCCGAGGTGGGCGAGCACCTGCCAGCCGGGACATGGCTCGATGGCGAAGCGGTCGCCATGACGGTCAAGGACGGGACGGTCACCCACGAATGGGGAACGGTCCAGAGCGTCCTCGGAAGCTCGACCGAAAAGGCGGCTGCCCAATCTGACAAGATCACCTACATGGCCTTCGACCTGATCGCGCACGGCGGAATCGACGCCCGGAGCCTGCCCTACGCCAAGCGGCGGGATCTGCTCGAGCGGGTCTTCGAGAAGGCATCGATGAACCGGCTCCAGCTGGTGCCACAGGTCGAAGTCACCGATAACAGCCTGCAGGCTCTGCTCGCACAGGGCTTCGAGGGCATGGTGATCAAGGACACCGCCGCCCGATACGCCTCTGGCAAGCGCGGGGCAGGCTGGGTCAAGGTCAAGCCGCAAGACAACCTCGACGCGGTGGTCATGGGCTTCAAGCCCGGAGAGAACGGCTTCGCCGGAATGGTCGGCGCGGTCATCTTCGGCCAGCACGACGCGAACGGCAAGCTGGTCGAGGTCGGGCGGTGCAGCGGGATGAACATGACAACCCGCAAGCACATGACCGACAACGCCGAAGCGTGGCTCGGGGCGGTCATCGAGATCAAGCACATGGGCCAGATGCCGACCGGCGGATACAGGCACCCGCAATTCGCCAAGCGCCGAGACGACAAGCCTGCCGGGGAGTGCCGGATCGATGGTTAGCCCGGAAGCCTTCCGCGACAGCATCCTGCGCGGGGTCGAGGACATCGGCAAGACGCTGAAGGGCGACGACGACTGGACGCCCTGCCTGCTCATGGAAACCGAGCGCGGGTTCAACGCCATGCCCTTGGTGACCGAGGACGGACGGGTGCTCGACCAGCTCGAGATGCTGAAGCTGGTCCCACCTGCCCTGACGGAGATCCGGCCAACGATTGTCTGCAAAGTCCAGACCGGCTGGATGCGAGCACCCGACGAAGAGCCTCATCAGCGAAACGAAGTGGTGATCGTGCAGGTCTACGCCAAGGGAGTCTCGGAGCTGTGGATGGCGGGCATCGACCGCAGTGGGAAGCGCCCACAGGTGGGAGAGTGGGAGCAGGCCGAGCAGCTCGAAAGCCCGATCGGGGACGCGCTACAGATGGTGATCGAGCAAAGTCAAGCTGCGTGACCTTGCTTTAGAATGTGGCTAAAAGTCCATTCGTGGGAAGGTCCGGCCCGTTGTCTACGATTTTCACGTGGCCCCTACGACAGAAGTTTCCAACACCGCCGCCCTCGAGCTGCAGGAGGCACTCGCCTCTCGGCCCTCCGCCCTGCAAGACGACGGCACGGTTCACATTCACGTAATCCGACCGACGATCGGGCAGGGACTCGGCAGGCACAAGTACACGCCTGAGATGCTGCGCGAGAACGCCGACGTCTTCACCGGCTGGAAGATGTATATCGACCACCAGTCGCCAGAGGCACGGAAGGCCGCAGGCGGGCTGCCTCGCAGCATCCGCGATCTGGGCGGCAGGATCCTCGAGAGCTGGTGGGACGACTCCGTCCCCGCCGAGGGTCGCTTCGGGCAGGGCGCTGTTATCGCCAAGGTCAAGCCCGTCGGACAGGTCAAGAGACTGATCGAGGAAGATCCCGAGCTGCTCGAGGCTTCCATCAGGGCAAAGGCAACCGAGGTGCACGCCATCGAAGAGGGCGGCGAGCAGGTCTGGGTAGTCGAAGGCATTCGCCAGAACCCACCCGGTTCGGTGGACTGGGTCAGCGAGGGCGGTGCAGGTGGCCGCGTTGCTGACCTTATCGAGGGTCTCGTGGCCGAAGAGGTTGACGAGTCTGCAAACGAGCACGCCGAAGGAGGCGACATCGTGAAGGAGCTGGAAGAGGCTCTGCGTGACCCTGAGTCGGGTGCATCGCAGGCCGTCAGGGAGCTGGTGGCTGAACGCACCGCTGCCGCAATCAAGGTGCAGGCCGAGCGCCACAAGCGTGAGCTTGAGGAGGCAAGGGCTGCCGCTGTCGAAGAGGGTGCACAGAAGGCGATCGAAGAGGCGCAGGAGCTTGCAAAGGCCGCTGAGCGCAAGATCGAACTCCGTGACCTCCGCGACGAGGCACACAAGCTGATCTCGGAGTCGGCCCTGCCGAGCAAGGCCGAGGCAAAGCTCAAGAGCGAATACTCGCTCGAGGGTGACGCCCCGACCGCCAAGCTCGACGTGTTCGACACCGAGAACAAAAGCGCTGCCGACATTCTCAAGGAGAGCGTCGACACAGACATCCGCGAGGCGCGTGAGCTGCTCGCGGAGGTAATGCCTGCCAAGGTCGAGGGTCAGGGACCGTCCAACTCGGACGGCGAGGTGGCTCCGGCACCGGTGGACAAGCCTTTCTACCAAGAGTTCTTGGAGGAAGCCGGGATCGATCCCGAAGTGGCATACGGAAACAACACCGACAAGGAGAGCGTCTAAATGCCTTACAACAGGCCCGGACGCGGCGTCTACGTCACGAACGAAACTGCTTCGGCTGCGCTGACTCATGGTCAGCCTGTCAAGGAGGGAAACTTCGTGGGTATCGCCGTCAAGCAGGTGTCGCCCGGCTTCGATAGCACGATTGCCGATGCGACCACCATCGAGGACAACGAGGAGTACTTCCTCGTCACGAAGGGTGTCGTGCAGGTCGACACGGTGAGTGGGTTCGCCAAGGGCGAGACCATCTACATCACCTCGGCTAACGCCCTGACCGAAACGAGCAGCAGTAACACGAAGTTCGGCACGGTTGTGGAAACGGAAAACGAGCGAGGAACCCCCACCGGTAAGGTGCGGATCGACCTCGATCTCAAGTAAGAAAGGACTTCGACGAAAAATGTCTAAGTTCGGAAGCATCGGTCGCCCTGTTCTCCTCTACGAGGCTTACATGGACTACCGTGACGACCTGCTCGGCAAGGCCGAGGCAGGAGAGATGGACCTCGCAGAAGCCAAGACGAAGGCGGATTTCGCCTCGTTCCTCTACGGCCCTGTCAGCACTTCGGTCTACAACGGCTACACCCGTGTAGAGCCGCAGTACAGGCGCTACGGACGCATCGAGTCGGTCAACGACTTCCGCGCCCGTCGCATCAGGGGCATCAACGGCGTCACCGGGATCGGATACGTCGGAGACGGCGGCGAGTACCCGGAGATGAACCGCAATGAGCGGGACAACGCCGAACTCATCATCGACACCTACGGTGGGGTCTACTCGATCACCCGTCAGGCGATCGTCAATGATGACTCCGGTGCCCTGCTCAGGGACAACCCGGCAGAGATGGGCTACTCGGCGGCTGTGTTCGTCACCGAAACCATCATCGCCTACATCGAGTCGAACCCGACCGCGCCTGACGGCACGGCGACGTTCCACTCGTCGAGGGGCAACACGGCAACCGCAGCTCTGTCCGAGACATCGCTCGCTGACGCGATCAGCGCTCTCGAGTCTCAGACCGACGACGACGGTCGTAGGATCGTCGTGCGGCCCCGGACACTCGCGGTCAAGAACGTCAAGCTCGAGCTGGTGGCGAACCGGATCATCCGGTCGCAGCAGACGGGCACGACTGTCAACGACCCGACGTCCGCCGCGTTCGACAAGGGCAACATGAACCCGCTCGTCGGGATCCTGCCGAACGATGCCGTCGTCCGCGACCCCTACTGGTCAGACGCGAACGACTGGTACCTGTTCGCCGACCCGAACGACGTCCCCAGCTTCGCTGTGGGCTTCCTGAACGGTCGGGAGGAGCCGTCGGTGTTCCTGAAGAACCCGGAGGCGCGTGCCGCTGCTGGCAGCGGAGACGATCCCTACACTTGGGAGCTGGACAGCGTCGACTTCAAGGTCCGTCTGGACTTCGGTGTCGCCGTCGTCGATCCCCGAGGCGTCTACAGGAGCGTTGTCTCGTAAGAGGCACCGCAGGAGGTGATTCATGCCCGCAGGTAACGATGCAAAGAACGCAGCCACAGAACTTGCCGATCAGTTCGGCAAGGGAGTTGGTAGCGCCGATGAACTGGTGAAGACGAGCCGCGCTCGCTACGCCGGTGACCTTGGTGCCGCCCAGCTCAAGAACGCTGACGACGTCGAGCTGTCGCTCGATGCCGTAGCGAAGGCTGCAGGTGTCAAGGACGTCGTGTCCGCCACCAAGCGTGGCGACACTGTCGTCTACGTCCACGAGGACGGCCAAGGCCGACTCGTCAAGGGCGTGGTCGCTGCCGACAAGGTCGGCTCGTCCGCCCCGGCACCCGCACCGACTCCGGCTCCGGCCAAGAAGTCGAAGAAGGAGAAGGCTCCCGAGGCGGAGTGACCTAGGGCAAGTATCTGGGCAAGGGTCGGGGTAACTCCCGGCCCTTCGCTCCTTCTTGGGGCAGAATGTAAGAGATGAACGCGCCTACGCTTGCCGAGATCAAGACATGGTCACGAATGGACTTCGCGGCCTACGACTATCAGGACGATGCTGACCTGCAGGTGCTGCTCGACAGAGCCATCGAATACGTGCAGGAGGTCACCGGACGGACCCTGAGCACCCTGCCCAGCCAATACGAGAACACCTGCAAGGAGGCGATCCAGCGGACCGTCGAGCAGAGTGCGCTGCGGTCGCAGGAAGACGCGATCGAGGTGGCGGCAGACTTCGAGACAATCGCAAACTTCAACGTCACCGGCTACTCAGAGAGCCGCCGGAACATGGACGACCTGCGCAAGGCCCAGATGATCAACCCTTGGCCGCTGCTGCACGACTTGCTCTGGCGAATGGCTACCGAAGACCGGCGCGACGAATGGGACGACTACTGGGCCGGTGGGTCCGACCGTCCGGCCTTCGAAGTCAGCGAAATGGACTGGGATGAGTCCGCGCTACCGCCGAGCTATCTGTCGCCGGGAGCGTAATGGGCTTCCGTGGCGCTCTCGTGGACACGGCCTACCGAATCCGCCAAAGCCCTACCCGAAAGCGCGTAGAGGGCAGCACGGTATTCCAGCCAAACGAGAGCGAGCCAATCAAGGCACGCCTGACGATCAACACCGCTGGGGAGCGAACCGAGGACGGCAGGGTGTTGACGGAGCCGCAGCCAACCCTAGTCGTCTACAGGAAAGACCTGCTGGGCGAGACGCTCGACTGGAAAGCAAGCGACAGAATCAGGGTCGAGTCCGTAGAGCTGGGCACGCATGACTTCGAGATACAGGGCGAGCCGCAGCCGATGCGAAAGAAGCGGCGCGTCATCGGCTGGACATTCACGCTCCGCAGGACCGAAGAGAACGAAGTCTGGGGAAGGCGCGGTAGCTGATGGGCTACACCGGGGGAAAGCTCGCGCCTTGGTTCGACAACAAGCCGGTCGACTTCCTGCTGCGAAATGCAGCCGTGCTGGTCGTAACCAACGCACGGGAGATCGCCGAGAAGAACACACCGATCGAAACCGGCGACCTACGCGCTGCTTGGATGAGCGACAAGGTGGCTAGTCAGATCCAGATGGTGGGACTCGGCTGGGAGGCCAAGTGGTTCAACAAGCTGGAATACGCGCCCTACGTCAACTACGGCACGGGTCTCTACGGCCCCGAACACAAGGCATACCTGATCCTTCCCAAGAAACCCGGTGGAACCCTGCATTGGGTGGATCGCATAACGGGACAGGACGTCTTCGCCAAGGCCGTCCTGCACCCCGGCTCGCCCGGAAACTACATGCTCGAGATAAGCGCCGACACAATCGAAGCGACATGGGACAAAATCATTCGGCCCGTCCTGCGCCAGTGGGTTAGGCTGATGGAGCGCCAGAACCCCTACGCGACATTCACATGAGAACCAGCATAGACGTCCTAAGAAGCCTGAAACGCTACTCCGCCATAGCCCTTGGCAACGAGTGGGAAGTCCGCCTGCTCGTGGAAGAGGGCACGTTCGGAAGGCCGACTGCCCAGATAGGCGAAGCGACAGGCCAGACCATTACGGGGCCAGCCCACACGATGGACGTCATCCAAACCTTCGTGATCAACGCATTCCCCGAGCCGGGGACAACGGTAATGGAGAGCCTGATAAACGCTTCGGCGACCGAAGAAGCTCTCGTCCAAGCCTTTAGGGTCGGGATCGACAAGGGAAGGGTCGCCAGAGTCCCGCTCTACGACTACGAAAATGTCGACGCCAGCTCACCGTCAACCGCCCGTCGGGATCCAGACTACGCTCGGATCCTTGACCTCGAGATTAGCCGCACACAAAGCCCAAGCGACGAATTGCTTTTCACGGTCTCGGTAGAAGTCCGTTTGGGATGGCGTCGAAATGGTCGGCTACCCTCTCAGGGAAGGGTGGCACAAGAGGTCCGAAGCCGAGTCACCTAGGAAACCACCGGAGGACAATTGTCTACAAAATCTGAACAGACCGAGACAGACGCGCCAAAGAAGGCAGAGTCGTCGTCCTCGGAGGCAAAGACCAAGTACAGCAAGGAGCGCCTGCTCGCCGACGGCCACGCGCTTACCGGCTACCGGCGTCACATCATCGCCGGAGCACTCGACGGCAAGACCGGTGACCTGACCATCGATCAGGTCAAGTCTGCTTGCGAGAAGTTCCTCAACTCCGAAGTGAAGGAAGGGTAGAACAACATGGGAGGCATCTTCTCCAAGTCCAACAGGCCGAGCCTGCCGGGAGCGTACTTCAACTTCGAGAATCAGGTCGTCGAGGCCGTCCCCGTCGCATCAGGAACCGCTGTCGCCATTCCCTTCACCCACGACTGGGGTCCGTTCGAAACCGTCACCCGCGTCAGCAGCTTCGCCGAGTTCCAGAGCATCTTCGGTGCCTCTGACGACACCGACGGCTACCGCGCCGTCAAGCAGGCATTTCAGGGCGAGGGACTCGAGGGTCGCGGAGGCGCTGGTGAGGTTGTCTGCTACCGCTTCGGTGCATCTGCTGCAGCCAAGGCAGCCAAGACTCTCAACAACACGGCGAGCACCCCTGCTGCGGCCATCACCCTGACGGCACGCTACGAGGGCACGCGGGGCAACGACCTGCGGGTCACCACTCAGGACTACGCAGCCGACTCGGACAAGAACGAGCTGATCGTGCTCGACGGCACGACGGTCCTCGAGCGGTATCGCTACGCCAACACCAACATCACCGATCTGGCTGCCCAGATCAACGCCTCGTCAAACTGGATCACGGCAGGCTCCGTCACAACCGGAACCGCGCTGGCCGAGGTTTCCGGCTCCTCCTTCACCGGGGGTAACGACGGCACCTCGACCACCAGCACCGAGTGGGCCGACGCGCTGGACGCGTTCGAAGTCCACAGGTTCGCCGTGCTCTGCGCCTACGGCCTGACCGACTCCGGCATCCGGACGACGGTCGCCACTTGGACCGACGATCAGAACGATCTCGGCAAGCGGTTCTTCACCGTGTTCGGTGGAGCCGCAGCAGAGAGTGCCTCCACTGCGGCCACGAGGTCCGGCGGACTGGCTAGCCCGAACATCCTGAACGTAGGAATCGGCACGATCACCGACAGCACGCTGGGGTCCGGTCAGACCGAGCTGACCCTCGGCACGGCCCAGTTCTGCGCAAGGGTCGCCGGTGCTCTGGCGGCTCGCGGGGAGTCCCAGTCGCTGACCCACGCTCGCTTCGCGGGAATCGAGCTGACCGTCGGCGCAACCCTGAGCGATCTCGAGACTGCCTTCGACTCCGGCGTCATCGCGCTGGCAAGGGACAGCCACTCGACCGCCCCGGTGCACATCAAGACCGGCCTGACCACATGGACTCAGACTGACGCGGACTCGACCCCGTCGCTGCCCTACCTGATCTACAGGCAGCCCAAGTACGTTCGGACGATTCATGGCATCGAGTCGGACCTGACTCAGTGGGCCGAGGAGAACATCATCGGCACTCAGGTAATCAACGAAAACACCCGCGAAACGGTCGTCGGGCACGTCAAGAAAGTCCTGCTCGAACGTGAACAGACCGGCTCGATTCAGGGAGGCTGGACGGTCGGCATCGACCAGAACCCGCCGCCGAGCGATGACGACGAGTTCATAGCACTGGTGCTCGCCGTCTCCTTCGCCCGCTCTCTCGAGCAGGTCTACTTCACAGTATCGGTCAGCTAAGGAGCTAGGAGCAACACAAATGGCAAACCCAATGGCAGATAACGAAGGTCTGTTTCGCATCACAGGAATGTGGGGCGAGGCCCGCGACGCCAACAACGGCGAGCTGCTCGCTGAAGTCACCGAGGTCACGGCAACTGCCGAGGTCAACCGGATCGAAGTCCCGCTCGTCGGAACCAACCGGCAGGGCTACAAGCCGGGACGGATAACCCGCGAGGGCACCTTCCGGGTCCAGAAGATCGATACCAAGTGGGAGCTGGCCGTCTACTCGTTCATCTCGACATCGATCGAGGACAGGCGTCGGGTCAGGGGGTCCAGCGAGTCCTACCTGAAGCCCTTCTCACTGAAGATCGGCTACGACGATCCGGAGGCTCTTGGCAAGGAGCAGTGGCAGCTCGAAGGTTGCCTGCTCTGGAGGCTCCCGCTCGGCTTCAACATCGGCGACGATATCCGCGACCTCGAGTTCCCGTTCTCCTACGAGAAGGAGATCCCGCTGAACACTTTTGTGATTCAAGGCGGAACGAACATCGGAACTGGTCTGCCGAACGTCGATCCGATTCACACGCCTGACGAGCAGTCCGGCGTCTAGGACATAGTCACATGCTCGTTGATTACGAGCGGGCTTGGCTGAAGCTCAAGCGAGTCGTTTCGGAGAAGCGGAGTCATGGTCAGAGAGATCTGGCCTTGGCGATGGCTAATCTAGAGGTCGAGTGCATGCTCGATAATGACGAGCCGCCGCCCGAAGCGACGGCAACACGGCCACTATCGGCTGCGGATACGTCCGCGCCCGTTATGCCAGACAACAAAAACCCACTACTTGCTCAGGAGGCAAGGCATGGCAACAAAGAACGCAGACACACTCTCAGGTGAACCCCTGAAGGACTTGAGCGGCTCGTCCGCTCCGGTGGACTCGGCGGAAGGCGTGGAAGCGGTGAAGACCGTAGCAGCCGCCAAGCCCGCCAAGGCAAACGACGTGGACGCATCCACGCAGCAGAACGCGCTGGACTGGTTCATCTCATCCGAGCCAATCGGCGGTGCCGACGGCGCGACAACGACCGTCCGGCTGAACGTCGGCACCGAAGGGTCGCCGAAGTGGATCGACTGGAAGCTGCGGGCAATCGAGCTGGACGCGCTCCGCAGCATTCGGAAGCGTGCCGCCAACACACGGGAAGCGCGTCGGACCGGCAACGTCGACGAGTTCCGCGTCAACCTCGAGATCGTGGCAGCAGCCACCGTCGAGCCGGATCTTCGAGCCGCTGCAGAGGCGCTCCAGATCGGTGACCCGGCGGAAGCCCTGCGGCAGCGGTTCTACAACCGGCCCGGCTACATCACCCAGCTGGCTGGCAAGGTGCTGACCGCATCCGGCTTCGACGAGGAGGACGTGCAGGACGCCACACAGGTGGCTGCGGCGGGAAACTCGTAAGGGCGGGCGGTGAAGCGGCTTTCTTGGCATTGGCGTGGCAGCGGGGAGCAGATCCCTACTGCGTCTACAACGGCCTTGACGAGTCGTATCGACCGCTCGCTCACAGACACCCGTGTCCGTCTTGCTGGTCGCTACGCCGGAGCGTGGAGCCATGCTCTACGTGCGGCTGGCGCGGTTACGTCGAGCTTCCGCTGGAGACTCCCGGTGAGCCGACACCGCCACCCTACCCCAAGCGTTATCGGAACTTCCTTTACGGAGTATCGCTCGCGCTCGAGGAACGGCAAATCAAGCAGAACCAAGCCCGAGCGATTGGCGGGATCGCTGGCTAAGCGCCGGGGCGCTCGAAGGAAGGGCGCTCCGGCAGGAAGGGCCAAATGGCGGCGACAGTAACCGGCACCTTCCGGCTCATCGACAGGGCATCCGGTCCGCTGGCACGAATCGAAGCTCAAGCGGCCAACACAGACGTGGCTCTCGCCGCCCTCGGCGACACGATGGACTCGATCGGGACTAGCAACCAGCTGGGACAGCTCGACGACGTCAACAAGCAGCTCCAACAAAACGAACGGCAGGCCAAATCAAGTAGCGGGGCTATGGATCAGATGTCCGGCGCAACGGACGCCGTAGCCGCCTCGAGCGGGCGAGCAGCCGGACGGATGAGCAGGATGGCGCGAGTCGCGCTGCTTCTGGGTGGAGCGTTCGCGGCACTCC